AAACGCTTGGTTTATAACGTCTTCCGAAGGAGGTTGGTCTCCAGAGAATTCTAAGGTTCTTCCTTGATTATCAGTAATTTCATAAGTAGGCATTAATTACCCCTTGACTTTAACGCTGTAGTTTCCAACCTGAAAAGACTCACCTTCTGATTCTTTATTTAACAATTCTTCATAATCCAACAAAAGACCCGCTTGCCGTATCTTTTCTCTATATTCAGCGGAAGAATCAGAGTCAGCCATGATTTCAGCTTTTCTCTTTAGCATTTCTGCTCTACGTTCCATTTCCGCTAGGATACCTAAATTTTTATTTCTATCATTAGAAAGCTGAGGGGCCTGTTCCATAGCCCACGCTCTTTCACCTTCAGAAATAGCTCCTGAAAAACCTTGCAAAGTATTCATTACTTGGTCAGCAATAATTCTGGAGGCTTCAGCGTCTGTAGTCGGTCGTTTACCAAAGATATCATAAAAGGTTTGACGTGCAGCAGCTGTTAGCTTACCTTCCGGTAATTTCTCAAGAATTGACTTACCTCTTTTAATTTGATTTAAACTATAAGTAACTTCAGGTAAACCAGCAATAGCGTCAGTTTGATAAGTGGCCCATTCTTGACCTCTCGTTTGAGCAATAGCTGCGCCTGTTTTACCTGCTCTTTCTTCCTGAGCAGTTTCTCCTAACTCACCTATACGTTTAAACTCAGGTCCTAGTTTGTTAACCTGTGCTCCAGTAGCTTGGTTAACATATATAATCTCAGTGCTTCCGTCACTATATGTCAACTGTTGAGCAGCGTATTCGTTTCCTGAATTGTCTCTATATAAACCCCTGTCCTTAGGAGAGCCTTTAAGTTCTTTATCTCCTTTAGGGCCTTTAGCTAGGATTTTCAAACCTTCAGCATAAGCTTCAGGATCACCACCAGCAACTAAAGTTGACAACGTAGTATAGCCCCGTGCTCGTAGTTTGTCAGACATTGAACGTCTTAACGTTTCTTTACGCTTTTGTTCTTGCTGAGCCTGAGCTATTTCCTGTTGTCCTGCGTCAAGCTGAGCCATACCTGCCTTCTTCTTCTCTTCAGCAGCGGCAAGCAACTGAGCACCTTGAATAGGATCAATCTTCATAACCGCTTGAGCAAGTTGTACCATGCCTTCGTAGCTTGAAGGGTCTTTGATAGCTTGTATTTGACCCTGAGCTACCTGCATAGGGCTTCCAGTCTCTATGTTAAACAAACCAGCAATACCTTGACCAAATTGTTGCAACATTGGGTTTTGTACACCCGAGCGTTGCATTAGGTTCATTTGTTCAGGAGCTAGTTGTTGTCCTCTTGGGGCCATCGCTTGACGAACCCCTGTCATCATACCCGCTACATCAATAGCCATTAGCCTTTACCTCCCAACAAGCCATAAGAAGCGTTAGGGTCATATGTTAAGTCACCTATGTTTATATCAGGGGTAGCTGGGTTGTATTCGTAGCTAGGGGCCTGATAGTTCAAAAGTTGTTCCAAGGTATCCATGTCTGAGGAACTACCTCCACCGCTAAAGACCTTACCAAAGAGCTGCTCAAGTATGCTTGGGCCTCCTCCTTTTTGTTGGCCAGTCAATAGACCGGAAAGGACACCCGTTATGTCACCTCTTTGGGCGGCCTGAGCAGCGGCAGCTTGAGCCTGTGCTTGCATTTGAGCAATTGCCATCTCTGACAGGATATTGGCCCCTGCTTGTCTCTGAGCACCTGCAATGTTGGACAGGTTAACAGCAGGTTGTAACATATTAAGTATCTGTGCCTGAGGTAAGTAACCTTGTGACAACAAACCACCAGCCATGTTAGCAATCTGTGCCTGTTCTGCCTGAGCTTGTTGAATGGCTGACAATGAAGCTGCCTGACGTGCCTGTTGGATAGCCTGTTCCTGAGCCATAAGTTCAGGCGTAGAGCCACCATAGGCTGCTGAGGATAGCCCTAAGCGTCCCTGAGCAGCCATACGCTCCTCAGTGGCCAGTCTTGCCTGTTCTTCCGCAGGAGTCTGTAGTGCTCTTATGCGGTTGTATACGTCAGCCTCACGAGCCGCTGTGCCCTGCCCAAGCTGACTAAAGAGTCCAGAAGCCTGACTAAAGAGCATGTCCTGCATAGCTTGTTGTTCAGGTGTTAAACCAATTGAATAACCACCTTCAGGAGTTGTTTGGACAGCACCAGTGCTCGATGTCACAGTAAAGGGTTTAAACTGAACCTGTTGTGACAAAGTGTCACCCAGTGTGCCAAAGCCCTTTGCAAGATCTTTAGCAATGTTTTCCTGAGTCTGACCTTGAGTATAAGCATTATAAAAGTTTAAAACATCACCAGCAACACCTGCTGCTCCTGAGGCTCCCCCAAGTAGACCACCAGCGCCAATAGCGCCAATGCCGCCTAGGATCTGTCCAGTGCTTAAGTCTCCTGCAGAACCTTCGCTGACCGTGGGTAAACCCATTGAGGATACTGTTGGTAAACCACCGTACCCAGCGCCAATGGGAGTAGGGAACATGTACTGTGTTCCTCCTACCGTACCTCCAGTAACCTGAGGCTGCCTAGGGTCTGATAGTCCCATAGATATTCCTGAGGAGTTAACCCGAGGGTCTGCTGTTTGAGCAACCATAGGTTGTTTGTTTACTCCGCTTTGTGCTAAGAGCTGTTCATAAGCTGTACGTACTTGAGGAGGCATAGCGTTCATTATATTTGCATTTGATGCTGCTATTTGTTCAGGTGTTAGATTTGGATTTGCTTGAACCATAGCAGCTGGGTTATTAGCCCCAGTTAGCATTTGACCCCTAGGATCACTTATGCCCATAATAGCCATTAGTAAGTACCCCCATCAATAGTCATAGTCACTGTACCTGTGGCTGTAAAATTAGCAACCTCTACAGTACCTGTAAATGTAGGAGATTCTTTATCAGCTTTAGTATTGACAGCCGTTTCAATCTTGCCAAACTCTGTGTGAAACTCACTACCGAGAATAACAGCGTTAGTTGAGTCTTTATTTTGAAAGACATCCGTATAGTTGTAATCACTCATAGCATTCTACCTATCAAAGCCTGTATGTTTAATTCCTGTATTGAAAACTCCGTACCATTAATAGGTATGTCAAGTCCTACATTAACCACTGTACCATTACCTGTAGAGTTTATATTTGGTGTATTAATTTTAATACCACCAGAGTATGTTCCTATGCTGTACTGAGCAGTACCAAAATACGCTGGTACACTTGTGCCTAAATTAATAGCCTGACCTATATAGTTATTTGAATAGTTATAAGACCACTTAATATTTGCTACAGTACCTGAACCACCAATTAGAGTTGGTTTAATCTTCTTTAGGATCTTAGTACGTGAAGCGTCACCAAAGGACAATGAGTTGCTCAAGTACTCCATCAAGTATGACTCACCATCATCATAATAAGTATTGTACTTTCCAATACCCAATGCACTGCCTATTAAAAAGTCACCGTTGTCTCTACGTAGGAAACACTTGAATCCTGTGTTAGGCCAACGTGTAACCCTAAGAGTCCCGTCCTCCAAAGAACCTCTAGTGTCAAAGCAATAGAGTGTGTTTAGTGTTGGGAAGTTCAGTAAGTAAAACGCATTCTCTGCACTGTATGCGGAGTTTATGTTGGCTCCTGCCGCAGATACTACGGAGAATAAGTCATTACGAATGTTCTTACTGATGTCACGCATTGGTGCTGACTTTTCCTGAATAACACGACCGAGTGACTGAACACCTACGTGTGACAGGAAGATTAAATCAGTACCTGTAGGCTGAACAGAATCTCTAGCAACACAACCAATACCGTTGATTGTATCAGCTAACGCCATAGTTGCAGGAGACTGAGCACCTTGATAAAGAATGATTGATCTTTTACCAAAGATAACTAAAAAGTCATTGTGTGCTGCTAAGGCAGTAATCTCATCATAACCATCAGGCCAAACTTTAGAAACATTGATAGAGCCTGACGTACCACCAGACCATGCTGCACCAATCAATAGATCTGACCAGTACACTGTAGACTTGTCTGTAGCTGTGTCAGCCATCCACATACGGCCAAACGCACCTAAGGCACAGTTAGCCTGTGGTGCAGTCCCAGAAGCTCCTGTGTGGCTTCCTATGGCCACTACGGACGTACCATTGTACACTAGAGGACTGTACCCGCTTTGTACTAAGTAGATGTCCTGATTAAACGGAACCATCTGCCAGTTGTCGTCAGTAATAGTATGTGCACCAGTAACGTCAGTGAGTGTAGCAGTACCTGTAAAGAGTTTATTGTTACCTGCTGATAAAACTGTACGTGTTCCGTCAGTCTCCTCAAGTTCAGCCATAACAACAATAGACTCACCACCTAAAGCAGTAATGTCATCTGTTTGAGTATCAAAACCTTTACGTGCACCAATACGACCATACTGATCAATAATGCAATTGTCAGCAACGGACGCAAAGGATGGATCACCGTCAATGGGACTGTCCTGTGTGTTCAGTCCTTTGAAGGCTGGTGCTCTAATTGTAATATTCTGTAACTGTTGTGCCATAGTTACACCACTTGATAGATCAGTTCTTCTGGGTGTCTGTTAGCATCAAAAGCAATAGCATCCGCTAATGACTTATCAGCAATAGCAAACAGCTCTTGTGCTGAAGTGCCTCCAGTTTCTCCACGCTCTCTAGCAGCAAAAGCAACTGCAAGATCTACTATAGGAGCATAAGGCACATAAACAACTGATGCGTCACTCTCTAACTCAGCTGTTTTAAGTGTTGAGTCTACAACTAAAAATGTTCTTTTATCTGGTGTTGGATACAAAAGCAAAACAGTTGAATATGGAAACTGTACTGAGTCTTGGCCAGTTATATTTTTTATTGTGTAGTATTGAGGCACTCCAGACACGTCCGAGTTTAAATAATCATTATCATAAAACCACTCTCTTGTTTTGTATTGTAGCTTTACTTTGTCTGTGCTGTTATAAACGTTGTTTATTCTTGAGCGATCAGATAAAAAAGTAAATTCAACTGAAGACTCTCCAGCATCTACAGCTTCACTTATTACTGTACGAAAATGCGACCAATCCCAAGCGTCCTCTACCATTCTTTTGGCATCATTAACAAACTCACCTACCAAAGCGGAGTAGGCATTCTCGTTAACAGTTGTTACTGTAGTTTCCCTAAGGCGAACTAAAACTTTATTGACAAGTTGTAAGTATGTCATTATTGAGGTCTTCCTGTTAACTGTGCTAAGTAATCAACGTAACCAAAGAGTTCCGCTGGTTGTACTACTTCAAGGTTAGGGTCTCTGAAGTCCATTCCTGAATAACCGCCTCCAGTAGACATTCCTAGTAAATCTGTTGCTCCTCCTCCAAAAAAAGGAAGATCAAGGTTTAAATCAGGAAAGTTTATATCCGGTCCTTCCAAACTTTTAAAGTAATCTTCAATTGCCTTAACACTATCCGGAGTCTTGATCAAATCATCCAGTTCTTGATCAAGTCCTTTAATAGGCTCAATCAACGGTTGTATGACATCATCATCAATGTTTCTACCAACTTCTCTCATGCCTTGAACAAAAGAAGAGTCTTTTAGCGCACTCCAGTTAGTCTTAACAAAATCTTCTATTCCCTTGATACCTTCTGGGGTGTTAAAATCAAAACTAGGGAAATTAAAGTCTTTAAGGTTAAATCTGTCTAAAGCCCCTCCTTGTTTGATGTACTCAAGTACACCGCCTTTTAGAGCATCATCAAGGTCTTTCCCTGTTAATAAGTCTTTAGCAATATTGTTGACGGCAGGGGCTAATTGATCAACATTTAAACCTAATAGTGTACCGTCTGCTCCCCCTAACTCATTAAGTTTATTTGCTGTAAGGGTGTTAAAGCTTTCAAAACCCCCTGCTTCCAATCCCATATTAAGAAG